TTTTAACAGCAGTAACAAAATCTACTGAAGATGACCCGATTACATTGGACGATATATTAAATTTGTGGGATGGGCTTAAAGAAACTCCTGGTAGAATATTGGGAATTAGCAGCAATCATTATGACATGTTAGACCCAGCATTAATTAGACCTGGTCGCATAGATATAACTCTTAAATTAGACAATGCGTCTCATAATATCATTCGGGAGATGTATAAACGATATTATAATATGAATATTGATGAGAGAAAACTCAAAAAAACAAAGGAAAACTTTTATTCACCCGCGGAAATTATAAATTGTTATGTGATGAATAAAGATAGTCCGCGTGATTTTATTGAGAGACTAATGCAGAATGAGAAATTCTAATTTTAAATAAATTGTTCTGGGTTATAATTGCGATGAAAGCAATCCTGATGAAAATTGTGTTGTCCTCCGTGTTCATAGTTTGTTTTTCCATCTTCCACTGCATACATGGGATAAACAAGAGCTTTGTTTCCTTCTTTTGTTATAGTCCAATCAGAGCAAAATGGAGGCATATTCGCGTTGTATTCCGGATTTAGAGATTGTTCAGCATAACCATTATAATATTTTTTTAATAATTGTTTTGCGTGCGAGCGAGATAACATATACATTTGGGCACCCCATAAATCTTCTGGATAATCGTGATATTTGTGAGTTCTATTAGAAAAATCTCGTTTAATGCTGAATCCATGATAGAAACCCTCAATTTTATATGTTATTAAATATCCAAGTAGCAACAAGTCTAAATTCATTGTTTTAAAGTCTTCAACGAGTGTAGGAATGTCATTTGCTAGATTCTTATTCAAATAAATGTCATCTTCGCAAAAAACTCCATATTCTTTGTCGGTTTCAGTAACAAATTTGTTTATCATATCAAAGTGACCATAAGTGTAAGACCATGATTTTTTTAAACCGTCATTATTTTCCAATGGAATACTTAAACGTGGGTCATCAAAACTAACACCATCATAAAATTCAACATTTATATTTAATTGAGAGAATCTGCTTGCAAGTGCCGATTTTCTCTCTTCATTCTTATAAGATAAGCAATAAAAAGCGCATAAATCATTTGCGGACATATAATACAAATACTTGGGAGCATCATTTTAAGCATTTTTAACCGACTTTGATTTAATTTACGTGAAATTCGTTTTAACTAGACATATATGTTATTTATTTTTAATAAGAATAATCAATATGCACATTGTAAAGAGATATATCAAAAATTTAATAAATAATTTGCCTTCTATGGAAAAAACAGAGGATGTAAATCTGGTTTTAGATGGAGGAATTTTTAATGGAAGTTATTTGATAGGGGCTTTGCATTTTTTGAAAGAGATGGAGCTGAAAAAATATATAAAAATTCATAAAATCTCATGTTGCAGCATTAGTTCGGTTTGTGCTCTGTTATACAAGATGGACGCGCTTGACATATTTCCCGAGTTATATAATATAATTTTAAAACAATTTAAAGAAACTCGCCAGCTCTCCGCATTTGAAAAATGTCTTGGAAAAATTCGTGCACGCATTGATAACCCTGCCGCAATTTTATTTAAAGTAAACGGTTCAGTTTTTATTACTTATCACAATATTGCAAACGGTAAAAAGATTGTTAAAAGCAAATACAAGACCATAGATGAATTGCTTGAAACTATTTATAGGTCTTGTTTTGTTCCTTTTGTTGTAAATGGAAACATGGTCCGCAATAATAAATATTTTGATGGGGTTAATCCATATATTTTACCTGTTGAACCCAATAGAAAAAACTTGTATTTGGACCTCTTTGGTTCTGATAAAATTAACTATTTATTGTCTGTTAAAAATGAAAAAACCAATTTTCATAGAATATTGGCTGGACTGTTGGATATACATTTGTTTTATATTAAACAGAATAGCACACAAATGTGCAGTTATGTTAACAATTGGTCTTTATATCAGACTTTTCATAATCGCATTTTAAAGTATTTCTTTGAAAAAGCGGCATTTTATACAGTTTATATTGTATATTATTTAAAACAATACATACCGACTGAACTTTATGAGCATATTATTTTTAAAATAATATCAAAAATAATAACGGAATTATATACGGTCTTTATTGATTATTATTGCTTTTAAAAAAACAATCCTCCACGACCACGCTTCTTTGTTTCACTTTTCTTTGTTTTCTTATTTGCCGTCTTGGATTTCTTCAACTTTCTCTCTTGCTTCTTCTTTTCTTTGAGAGAAAGGTCATCGGCCGGTCTATATCTTAGAAACCATTCTTCATATTCTGTGCTTTGTTTTTTCTTATGATCCTTCAACTCTTTGAACTTTTCTGCTTTTTCAGCTCTCATTTCCTCAACAGTTTCCTGATGTCCATAACAACTTATGCTGAATCTTCTCAAAAGACCCTTTTGCTGCAAACGATTTTTCTGTTGAACTTCAAAGAGAAATTGTGCCATGCAAACTATTCTCTCTGAGTCATAATAATTACGGTCAGAATATAAGAACGCCAAGTAAAAACTCAACATGGTATCAATTGTTGCTATCTTTACTGGCTGTTTATCAACAGTAATAACGTTATAGCTGTGACACGCGATTGGTTTATAAATAAACGCAATTGTATCTGCTCCAACCATTATTTGATAATGTGGTGCAACAATCTCTCCGATTTCTTTGCGCTTTATAATTTTAACTGTTTTATATCCGGCATCTCTTAAACGTTCTCTTAAAATCTCTGCAGTCTTTTTTGGATCTTCTGATAAAACGTCAAAATCAGGAATCTTTTCTAAAGATTTGTGTAATTTTCTTGGCATATAGTGCAAATACAGAGAAATGGCGTAACCTCCAAAAAATACAACGCCTTGATTAATAAATGAATTTCTAGTTATTTCAAATATCTTGTCCTCATCTTCTTTATTTATCATTTCTCTCTGAAAGGGTTCTATGTCATCACAATGTTTGGATTTTAATGGATAATTTTTATTAAGCAGAGTTAAACTCTTTAAAACCTTTTCCCATCTTGAAACATCTCCAGCAGGTCTTGAAAGTTCTAAATACATGGACATTCTTAAATAGTTTGGTGGTGCGTATAAAATTCCATCCACTTTTATTGCTTCTTGTCTCACTGATTTGTATATCTCCTTGTGTAGAAAAGTTATATCAGCTACTGGAATAAAATTAACAAAAACTTTGTATGTTCCTTTGTGCTGTCCAGACTTGGCTTCTACCTCTAAAAATCCAGCATTCACATAATCATCCGTTAATTCCTTGCTATCATTTAACGCATTAGGAGAGAAAAAATCGTAATCAGGTATTTCCACTTCTGTGTTATAAAATTGGTCTTGTTTTGGCAAAATATTGTTAATTGCAGTTCCTCCATAACATATCACCTTTTTCCTACGAATAAAGTTTTCTACTATATTAATTATTTTTTTAACTTCGGTTGAATTGGCTACAGCTCTTCCAGAACGCTCTTCGGCTTTATCTATAGCACTTCTTAATATTGCTAATTCACATTCTTGGAAATTCATTGATTTATCGCATATGTTTTTCATTTAATAGTCTTATATTATTAAAAGAAAAAATTGATATAAATTAATGCTTAAAATAAAGATATTAAACCAATTAACAAGACAGAAGAAATGAGTTTCTCTACACTGAAGAATGTGAATGTTGAGGCATTTATTGCATATATTATAACATGCGATAGTGTTGATAGTATATTGGATTCTTACAAAAATCAATCTGAAAAAGGTTTTATATATGAACGCCTCTGGGATTTGTGCATTAAATTTGGATTTTGCATTCATTTTCCAAGGTCGGATTTTAAACATTTAACTGGCAACATGAATAACGGGACTCTTAAACCACTCACAACATTTAGTCATTACTTGACTGAAAAAGTTTCAAGTGGCAATTCTGGTGGATGTTCTGATATATCCCTTTTTAATAATGAGGAGGATACCTTTACTTTTATCAGTTCAAAGTATCCTAAAAGCAAAGATGACATCACCAAACAAAAATCTGTTTCTTATTACGATATTCAAAATATAATTTCAGTGATTGATGATAATAAGCATATTTACGTTAATTATAAAATCTGGCTGCTTGTCCCTGACAAGACGTCTGTTTTAGAAAAAGTAAAAAATGCAAACAAATCAAGCAATCATATTACAAAATATATGAATGAACAAAATATTTTGGATAAGAATGATTTGAATAAGTGTTTCTTGCGCTTTAAAGCAGACATTATTAAACACATGAAGTCTGGTAAATTTGACTATGATGAAATATATTTATCGCCTAAGTGCAATTTAAGTTTGAGATTTCATCAAGAACTTATTACGCAAAAAACCTCGGAACTTATTGAAGAAGGCGAAAAATCCTTTCTATGGGGCTGCAAATGTAGAGGTGGCAAAACTTATATGTTTGGGGGTATAACTATCAAGCAGTTTGAAATCAAGCAAAAATTGAATGTTCTCATTATTACACCAGCACCAACAGAAACTGCGCCGCAATTTACGGATGACTTGTTTAATAAATTTAAAGAATTTGATAAATTCAAAATTCACCATATTGATGGTTCTAAAAATATTGAGAGTTTGACATTGGGAGAGAGTAATATATTTGTTGCGTCAAAACAACTATTACAAAAGTATACAGACGACAAAACTATTATGAAAATTAAAGGTTTGAAGTTGGACATTATTGGATTTGATGAAAATCATTTCGGCGGAACGACGGAATTATCCAAAGCTATTTTAAATTCTTACGCATCCAAGAACACTATTAAAGTGTATCTAACAGCAACTTATAATAAACCTTTGCGGGAATGGAATATTCCCGAAGAATGTCAAATGTATTGGGATATTGAAGATGAGCAAATCTGTAAAAGTATCCTGTTAAATGAGACAAATATTAATAAATTAAAAGAAAAGCACGGCGACAAATGTGTTGAGTCAACTATTAAGCATTTTGCGAATAACGGGTTATCTCCTTCTGATGTGTTTAAACCATACGAAAATATGCCCGATTTGTATTTGATTACAACAATGTTTGACAGTCAAAGATACGAGATAATTAAAGAAAAAATTATGGGTAGTAAATATGGATTTTGCTTTGATGTATTGTTTGCACTAAATAAACAAAAGACGAAATTTCAATTTGAGAATGAGGTAAAAACCATTTTGCGTTTTATTTCAGGTTCAAATAAAGAGGAAGATTTCAAAAATGGAGATAAATCAATGTTTTCTCGGATTTTGAAAATATGTTCTGATAAAGAAAGCCGTAAACCTTTTACGCAAATTTGGTTTCTCCCAAGTGATAATATTAATGAGATTTCAAAATGTTTAGAACAACTAATGAATAAAGACGGCGTCCTCAAAAGATATAATGTCTTATGCATTAACCGCAAGAATAAAGATTTAGCAAAAGACATTAAGGACGATATTACAAAACAGGAAAAAATAGCAAAGGCCCAAGGTAAAGAAGGTTTGATTTTATTGGCGGGCAATATGCTCACCTTAGGTATTACGCTGAATATGTGTGATTTGGTCGTTCTAATGAATAACACCCTTTCATCTGATAAGGTTTTGCAACAAATGTATAGATCTATGACCGAAGGTTCTCAAAAGAAATTCGGATTTGTAGTAGATTTGAATATTAGCCGAGTTCTTAATACTTGCGTGAATTACACAATTTACAAGAATGATAAAAGCACTGAAGATAAAATCAAGTATTTGATTGAAAACCACTTGATTAACATTGATGTTGATATGATGGAACAAAAGAAATTAAACAGCGATGCAATAGTATCTAAATTAATGGAAATTTGGAAATCCGACCCAATTAATAGTTTCAGGTCTCTATTGCGAAACTTGGATAATGACTATGTGGAGTTTGATTCATCAACACAAAAAATTATTAATAAATCATTTACTAGTTCATTAAAAGACAATAAGGTCAACACAACAGTTGAATTCAAAGATGATCATGATGAATTGCAAGAACTACCATCTGGAAAAGAAAAGGTTAAAGATGATAGTGATAACTCTGAAAAATCGGAAAGTGATGATGAAGAAGAAGAAGAGGAAACTACTGAAAAAGAGGAGATTCAAATTTCATTTACAAAAGATGTGCTGCCATATGTTATACCATTGACTTGCATCTTAACTATTAAAAATTCAAATAAAGATTTTGTTAAAATGTTAAACGACATACAAGACAATCCAGAACTGTTGGACATGTTTAACGACATGTGCTTGATTTGGTGGAATAAGACAGATTTAATAAATATTATTAAGGATATAGTTTCAAAATATTTTGACAAAAGTTCTAATACATATAATATCTCTATTAACTTTAAGATGTCATTGCAAAGTTTAATAGATAGTCCAAAGGAATTGTTAGAATTAATTTATGAATGCTTGAAGCCCAAGGATGTTGAAAAAAAGAAACTTGGGGAAGTCTACACACCTATGGATTTTATTGTTAATTTCATGTTAAAAGATTTGGAGGTATACTATAAAGAAAAATACAACAAAAACATATTTGAAGATGAAACTTTAAAATGGGGTGATACAACCGCTGGAATGGGCAATTTTCCAATTGCAATTTATTACAAGTTAATGGATGGTTTAAAGAATAAATTTCCCAATGAGAAAGACCGCAAGAAACACATAATAGAAAACATGTTGTTTATGGCAGAATATAGCAAGAAGAATTGTTTCATCATTAAGCAAATATTTAATATTAATAATGAGTACAAACTTAATTTGTATGAGGGTGATTCATTGCAATTGAATATTCAAAAAGAGTTTGGGATTTCTAAATTTGACATTTTAATAAGCAACCCACCATACAATGAGGAATTTAAAGGGAAAAATGGATATGCTCCGCCACTATTTAATAAATTTACAGAACATAATATGGAGAAATGTCAAATGTTGTGTTATGTGATACCAAGCAGATGGTTTAATGGTGGAAAGGGTCTTGATAAATTCTTAAAGTTTATGACAAACCGAACTAATTTGGTTTATATTAAAAATTACACAAATTCACAAGACATATTTGGAAAAAACGTTATTGTAAAAGGTGGTGTTAATTATTTCTTAAAAGATGACAACCATGACGGACTTTGCAATTTTAATAATACTCCGATTGACTTAAATAAATTTGATATAATTACTGATAATAAGTACTTTCCAATTATTACAAAGATACTGCCCTATGAAAAAATAACATCATTGTATAATTCAAAGGGATACTATGGTATAAGTTTAACGGACAAGAGATTAACGTCAGAGAATAAAGAGGGGTATGTTAAATGTTACATTAGTAAAGTAAAGGGCTCTGTTAATTTTGTTGAAAAGTCAACAATAGATGAAAAAAAACTAAACCACTATAAAGTAATTACGGTAACGGCTAGCACAGCAAACAATGATTGTTTTGGAAACATGTTTGTAGGTGAAAAAACTGATGTTCATTCTGAAAGTTATATATCATTTAATGTTAATACAAGAAAGGAAGCTGAAAGTTTATTGTCTTATTTGCAAACAAGGTTTGCTAATTTCCTTCTTAAATTGAGAAAAATAACGCATAATATTTCAGAAAATACGTGTAAATGGATACCGTTGCCACCCTTGAATAAAGAATGGACGGACGAAGATGTCTATAAACATTTCAAATTGTCCGAAGACGACATCAAACTAATTAACGATACAAACATTGTTGGTTATAAAAGCGTTGTTAAACAACCCAAAGAGCAAGTTGAAACACCCAAACCCAAAGCCAAACAACCATTGAAAATTAAATTCAATGTTGAAGAAGACGATGAACCCAATACTCAACCATCTGAACCAGTTGTTGAAGTGGAAGAAGTTAAACCGAAGAAAATAGTTAGAAGGAAAGCCAAGTTAGTTGTTGAGGTCTAAGATGGTTCTAAACTTTATTATATCATATAAATTTTTTTATATGATATTAGATGCGCTTTTTAGTTTTTTATTTTAATCTATTTATAAAATTTTTAGGGTTTCCAATCATTTTTCCATTTTTGTTTGCCTTTTTTGAGAAATAACCATTCCAAAATTTTCTAGTAGCATAAAAGTCAGCTTTGTGAGCTCCAGACCATTTGCTTTCTTTGCAATGTTTGCGATGATTATTCGCCCCCATGGTAAACCAATTTTTGTTGGTTTTTCTTAATGCACACTCACATATTGCCTTTTTTGAATTCTTAGGATCAACAACGCATATGTGATTCAAACAATCAGACCATTCTGTTGATTTTGGGCACTCCGTAATTCGTTTGCCATCATGCATTTCATTGATGGAGAATGTTGAGTAAATGCGACGCGTTCCGTTTTTTGTTCTGTGTGCCTTAAGTGTGTTGCAAGGTCTTGTGGCAAAATTATAGCCATTTTCTATGGTGCATTTGCAGCTTGTTTTCCCAGGTTTATTCTTTATAGGTTTGCAGGGAGCTGACGTGCACAACGCATACCGACTTTTACACATTGTAAGTTTTTTTGAGGAGTTTCTATTTTTTCTTGTCTTGGGCATATTATTATATTATTGTATTATTTTATTTTTCATAATACAATAATTAAATTTTTGGGTCTAAATATTGAACGCATAGTAATCGCTCTTGACGCTTCTTGTCTGGAAAGAAAGTGCAGGATTTTGTGGAGGAGGCGTTTTTACAACCACAGGAATATATCTTAGTTTTTCAGGTTTCAACGTAAACGCATAACCAGATTTGTCAAAGAATGCATTATTCTCTTGTAAATTTGTATCATTTTTTTGATACATCATTGCAATCATTTGACATCCAGTTTCTCTGCAAACTATAGCACTTGGATTTGGCGGGTCTGTTCCAACATCAGGCATGGATATACTCATATTTTGCTTATTGTATTCCTGTAGTTCTGATAAATCTGGTGTATTTTTAACATTATAATATCGCAATGCTCGCATAAAAATTGAATTGCTTGTCATATTGACGTATTCGTAAAAATCTTTGCAATCCATAAACGCGTTATTAGACTTGTCAACAATTAAGACAATTGTGTTCTTTTTTGTTAAATCCAACAAAGGTGTATTACCAAAGTTTGTCCCATTTTGCTCATAACTATAAGCTGGACCCAAAAAGAATCTCTCATAATTTTTTATTAAGTTTGCAAAATTTTGAAACATCTTTTGGTTTGAGCTCTTAAATCTTATATGCATAATAATTGGGTCTTTCGCATTTGGTGCGGTACTTGTAGCAAAAGCATAGTTTGTAAGAATATTTAATACTTCTGAGAAAGAAACGTAGTTGTAGGTTTCCTTAATATAATTGCTATCAACAGTAGAAGTTGCAACGACTGGTTGGTTACCCATTGAAAAAACCTCAAAATCTAATCCACGAACTCCTTGCTTTAATACATCTTTTAGGGCGCACGTTGAAACATAATCATTTTTGTATGTTCCTGGACTGCAGCAATTATAAGCTGTTTTAATATAGTAGTCTTTAAAGGTATATTTGCAATTTGGATCACTTGAATTTAAAGACTTAATAGAACCATTTAAAGTAGAAAATACTTTATCCATTGCGGAACATTCGCGATTTACCAGGTTTCTCATATACAAGTAATACCACAAGACTACTATTATAAAAATTATTATCATGCTAAATAACATGTAAATAACAAAATTTTCCTTAAGGTTTTTAATCATATTCATCATATTTGTTGTTTTGCTAGTTGCATCCATGTCTATTATATTATACCAATTTTAAAATATAATTAAACAATCAAATTAGTTAAAAATATAATTTATCTGTATAATATATCTAAATCATGGCAGGAGGATTAATGCAATTAGTTAGTGAAGGCCAACAAAATATTATATTAAATGGAAACCCATCAAAAACTTTTTTCAAGGCGACTTATGCTCGTTATACAAACTTTGGTATGCAAAAATTTCGCGTTGATTTTGATGGTTCAAGAACATTGCGTTTATCAGAAGAATCCAACTTTACTTTTAAAATACCCAGATATGCCGATTTATTAATGGATTGTTATTTAAGTGTTGAGTTGCCTAACATTTGGAGTCCAATTATGCCTCCTAATACAGATGAAATGTCTCAAATGAACAACAGTGGTGTTTGGGTTCCATATGGATTCCGTTGGATTGATAACTTAGGGTCTTTAATGATATCTCGCATTACTATTACATGTGGGAATCAAACCTTGCAGGAATATACTGGCGAGTATATTAAACTCTTAGTTGAGAGAGAACTTGGAGGAACTAAAAAGACCTTGTTTGATAATATGACTGGAAATGTTCCTGGATTAAATGACCCCGCAAACTCCGGAGCTCGCGTAAACTCTTACCCCAATGCTTATTATGCCGGAGAAACTGCTAGTGCTGAGCCTTCCATTCGCGGTAGAATTTTATATATACCCATTGGTAGTTGGTTCAATTATAAAACTCAAATGGCTTTTCCGCTTGTTGCACTTCAGTATAATGAACTGCATATTAATGTTACAATGAGACCAATTCAAGAGTTGTTCCGTATTCGTGATGTGTTTGATAGCGAAAATAATTATCCATATGTTGCGCCCAACTTTAATCAATGGTATATGCAATTTTACAGGTTTTTGCAGACGCCACCATCTGTCGCATTGGCAATAGAAGACTATACAGACACTCGCACACTTTGGAATGCCGATATCCATTTAAATTGCACTTATTGTTTTCTTTCCAACGAAGAGTCCAGATTATTTGCTGTTCAAGAACAAAAATATTTATTTAAACAAGTAAGACAACAAAAGTTTTATAATGTCACTGGTACAAACAAAGTGCAATTGGATTCATTGGGAATGGTTTCTAATTACATGTTTTATTTCCAAAGAAGTGATGTAAATTTGCGCAATGAGTGGTCAAACTATTCCAACTGGCCATATAACTATTTGCCTTATGACATTTCTCCAGCTCCAACGAGTGGGTTTTTTCCTATTACTCGCGTAAATCCTGACGGAACAACATCAACAACAAATATTGGTCCTGGTGTAAATGCAAATGGTGACTTGACTGGTTGGTATGTTACTGGAAATTTTAACTTGGAAAATCAGAGCACTATATTAACTGCTATGGGAATTTTATTGGATGGATCTTATAGAGAGAATGACCAACCCAATGGTGTCTATAATTATATTGAAAAATGGTTAAGAACCGGTAGTAATCTGGCAGATGGTGTTTATTTTTATAGTTTTGGTATGACAAATTCGCCTCTAGACACACAACCAGCTGGTGCAATTAACATGAGTAGGTTTACTACTATTGAGTTGGAATTTTCAACCATTATTCCAACGGTAGATCCATATGCACAATCATTAGCAATTTGTGATCCTGCAAATAAAAATATTATTGGTATTAACAAACCTACGTGGAGAATTTACAATTACAACTTTGATTTAACTGTATTTGAAGAGAGAATAAACATGATAACTTTTGTTGGTGGAAATTGTGGCCTCATGTATGCTACATAAATTTTATATTTTATCTTATATTATGCTTTTGCGTAGAGTATAATATAAAAATCTAGATTTATCGTCTTCTGTGTTTTCTCGTTTTCTTTGATTTCTTTGATTTCTTGGTTTTTTTTGTTCTTTTTTTTAATAATTTTCCTCCCGCTAGTCCTCCTGTTGCTGCTCCTCCTGGTCCTTTTTGTCTTCGTCCTCTTAGTGCTGCTGGTGCTGGTGCTGCTGGTCCTGGTGCTGGTTCTGGTGCTGGTGCTAGTGCTGGTGCTGGTGCTGGTTCTCCTGCTAGTGCTGCTCCTGCTAGTGCTGCTGCTGCTGCTGCCCGTGATGGTCGTCGTCCTCTTCGTCCTCTTGGTGCTGCTGCTGCTGCTGCTGCTGCTCTTGCTGCTGCTGCACCTGGATTTCTAAATTCATTTTGGAGCGTTCTTGGAATTTCTTGTAGGCGACCTTGGCCTTGTTCAGTTTGAAGTTCAGTTTGAAGCAAGTTAAGGGGAATATCAATAGTACTAAGAAAAGTATTAATTGCACCTAAAATAATTTGCGTTGGTTCAGAATTAGCTAATTCTTGATTAACGTTATTAACAACATGTCTAACGCTTAAATAAAATCTACCTTCTGGAGGTGGCTGGACATAGTTAAGTCGCCAGTGATACCCAACGGTATTTTCTTGGTCTTGACCCTTTGAACCTCCTACAAGTGGTTCTAATTTTAAATGAAAAACGCCTGGGCTATAATGTCTTGGATTTGGATTTGGATTTGGAGGGTTTTGCTTTTTTTTGTCGTCGGGGTCAATAATTAAATCATGAGCACTTAAATGTGCCGTAACTACATTCCGCCAAGAAATTTGTTGTTGTCCTATTAACCTGTTGTATCTGGCTAGTAAATTGTTATCAAAAAAAAAGTTAATATAAGACTCTTGATCACGGTGGACAATTCTTACAATTGCTCGTCCTTCGGGAAAAGTATGTGTATTTAATGCGTTTTCTAAAGTTCTAGTAAAATTATTTTCTTCTAGGTCTTGTATTAATGTAAGATGGTTTGTAGCTGGTGCAGATGCGTTCACCCCATTGTAACTCAATGCAGTTATTGCAAATTTTATAGCTTTTCTAAAGGTCCCATTAATATCTTTTGTTACTTGGCCTCCACTCATATTGGAAGGAATTTGAAGAATTCCTCCTAAAAAATATATTTTTCCATCAACAATTATTTGCCTTTCTATGCTATTATTAATAATTAAATTGTTTGTAACTTCAGGGTCGTTCATTAAAGTAATAGACCCCATTAATGGTTCAGAATTAATCTCCATACATTACCTATACATTTTTTCCCGCGTGGAATAATATATATTCCAAAAACAACTTAAAGCCGGCTGGCCTCTTTCTTTAAGTTACTTTGAGAATAATATCTATTTTCAGGATTTTCTTGTTTGGCAAAAGTGTTCGAGAAAT